CAATCATTGTGAGAAATTGGGACATATGATTTATCTGTATATCGGTTGCCCGGTGTATAAGGAGGAATAATATGACAAAATATTACAATTGGTGTGCGGTGTTCTACGACTTACAGATTGAGAGTATAAAAAAGCAAGCACAGGAAGAAAGAGAAGATAAGAAGGAGGAGATTAAGTAATGGGAGAATTCGACAAGTTAATAGATATGCTGAACGAGTCAGGCATCCCTTATGAGAGGGATGATGATAATTTTATGATGTTAGCATTTGGCACTCCTGTTGGTGGAATCAAACGTATAAAATACCCTAAAAAAGAAGACTTTGAATGTTCAGTTATATTTGGAAAGGGCACCTACGGATTTGAATCCGGAGAATTAGAAATAATGGGTCTGCTTACACCAGAGGAAGAAGCATGCTATTCTGTTGCTGGATATTTAACAGCGGAAGAGGTATTTAATCGCATAAGTAAACATTTTAAGAGCATAAAAAAGCAAGCACAGGAAGTAGAAACGGAGTAACTCATGTTACAATACGAACTATACGACCATCAGAAAAAAGCTCTACTTAATATGCATAATGGTTGTATCCTGAATGGTGGCGTTGGTTCAGGTAAGTCGCGTACGTCGCTTGCTTACTACGATCGAAAGATAGGGCTCAAAGTCCCGCTCTATATCATCACTACTGCAAAAAAGAGAGATGAATATGAGTGGGATGAAGAGCTCTTGATATTTGGTGGGTATGTTAAGCGAGAAGATGTGGTGATTGACAGCTGGAATAATATTAAGAAATACCAATTCGTGCAGGATGCATTTTTTATATTTGACGAGGACAGAGTTACCGGTAACGGAGCTTGGGTTAAGGCGTTTCTTAAAATAGCTAAAAACAACCGTTGGATTATTCTATCAGCCACACCAGGAGATTGTTGGAGTGATTATATTCCTGTCTTTATCGCTAATGGATTCTATCGTAATAAGACAGAATTCCAGCAGAAGCATGTGATTTGGAATCGCTATACAACCTTCCCGAAAATAGACGGTTACATTAATACTGGATATTTGAATGGTTTAAGGAGAAAAATCCTGGTTAATATGGATTTTGAAAGGAAGACGGTACAGCACCATGAAGATATTTATTGCTCGTATCCGATTAGCGATTATAAGCGTGTTATTAAAGATCGCTGGGATATTTTTAAGAATGAACCATTACAAAACGCTTCCGCATTCTGCTATACTCTCAGGAAGGTTGTTAATACCTCTGATGAGAGACTTACAACTTGCGTTGACATTTGGCAGCGAAAAAGAAAAGTCATCATATTCTATAACTACGATTATGAGCTTGATGGACTTAAAGCTGTATTTAGCCGTAGAGACTGCACTGTGGCGGAATGGAATGGGCACAAACATCAAGAGATACCAGTCAGCGATGATAGCTGGGTATACCTTGTGCAGTATAATTCTGGCTCTGAAGGCTGGAATTGCATCCTCACCGACACAATTATCTTCTTTTCTCAATCTTACAGTTATAAGCAAACTAAACAAGCCTCTGGACGTATTGACAGACTGAATACACCTTATACTGATTTATATTTTTATCATCTTAAGAGTCGTTCAGGTATTGATCTTGCTATAAGTAGAGCACTTGCTGAAAAGAAAAACTTTAATGAGAGAGATTATGCTGGCAGTCAGTTTGAGAGAAAGGAGGCTATGGCAGCGTAAAAAATTCATACTCTGTTATGGTAACGATTAATTTATATTTATAGGAGGTATTAAAATGAAATTTTTGGATGCTTTTAGACACAGTTCAACTGAGGAAGATGCAACACGTATTGCAGAACTTCATGAAGAGAGCCAGGAAAATTCCGATGCCATAAGACATTTGGCTTGGGATAATTATTATGATGGCTTTGATCGTGGAATTCTATGGGGCGGAGTGGCACTGCTTGGAAGTTGGGCGGTAGTTAAAGGTCTGGAATTCTTCGGTAACCGTAAAAAGAAGTAAAATGATCGTTAATTCGGAGGGTTGAATTTATATTTGACCCTCTTGAATTTTCGCAAAAAAGTGCATTTTGGGGTCAAACTTTTATCATCGTAAGTTCTGCCTGTTTTTGTTTTAAAAAGTAGGCATATGCCTGTTTTTGTTTTAAAAAATGCTAAAAATGCCTGTAAAATTTTTATGATTTTTTGTAAAATTTGGTCAAAAACCTGTTTTTCTGCCTGTTTCTGCCTGTTTTTGCCTGTTTTTAAAATCAAAAGTAGGCAGAGCAAAAATGGCTCAACCATGCGGGTTTGAGGGGTGTCGGAAGGCCTTTCTGCCTGTTTTCCTGTCTTTTTTTATAAATTTTGTTAAAAATTAAAAAAATGTAAAATATATAAATTTGCAAAATAAAAACAGGTTTTCAGGCAGAATGATATTTTTGGCATAAAAATTAGCTATTTTTGAAGTTCGCAAAAAAATATTGCCCTTTTATGGAGAGAGAGGATAAATCGTCCATTTTTGGATGTATGTCCTTTTTCTTTTATTTATATTTTCGTGCTTGGATTTGTGGAAAGGAGACAAGTATGAAAGTTAGCAAGGAAAGACTTTACAAAAAAGAGGAAAGGAAATTCCAAGCATCACTTATCAAAGACATCAAGAAGAAGTTTCCGGGATGTATGGTTCTTAAGAATGACCCTAATTATATTCAGGGTATTCCGGATCTCTTGGTGTTGTATGGTAAGCGTTGGGCAGCTCTAGAATGTAAGCGAACTTCATCAAGCCCCCACAGACCGAATCAGGATTATTATGTCGACAAGATGAATAAAATGTCATTTGGTCGATTTATATTTCCTGAAAATAAAAAGGAGGTATTAGATGATCTTCAATCAGCATTCAGATCTTGAAGGACAGCATGCTTTATTTGGTGCAAGCAATTATCATTGGATTAACTACTCAGAAGAGAAGATGATTCAGACTTATAATAATATGCTTGCTACACAATTAGGCACTGAACTTCATGAATTGGCGGCAAGATGTATCAGGTTACATCGTAAGCAGAAAGGTAATGATTACTTTTCACAGTATGTAAATGATGCCATCGGTTTTGGCATGTCGCCTGAAGTTGTTTTATATTTCAATGAGTTCTGCTTTGGAACAGCAGATGCTATTAAGTTTGATGAGAAGAAAGGATTCTTAAGAATTCACGACCTTAAGACCGGAGCAACTCCGACTCATATGGAACAGTTAATGGTTTATGCAGCGTACTTCTGTTTGGAATACCACGTTAAACCAAGAGACATCGAGATAGAATTAAGAATTTATCAGAATCCTACAGAAAAACAACCTGAATATCCTAGGATTTATATTCCTGGAATTGATGAGATCGTCCCTATTTATGATAAGGCAATCTCGTTCAGCAAGATAATGAGGGAACAATCAACCTATTGATGGGAGTTAAACATGAACGAGTATGAAAGTTATAGAGCTTTCGAAGAGCTCGAAGAAGGTTTATATTTAGAGCATTATGGAACTCCCAGACATTCTGGTAGATATCCTTGGGGCTCGGGTAAGAATCCATATCAGCATGACAGCGCTGACTGGCTTTCAAGAGTTGATCAACTTCGCTCAAGAAAGAATATGGATGATAGACAGATTGCTAAAGAAATGGGCTGTACGATTAATCAGCTTAGAGCTTGGGAATCTGTTGCTAAGAATGAGAGAAAGAATGCAAACATCACTTGGTGTAAGCAGCTTTCAAAAGAAGGTAAATCTATTGCTGAAATCGAGCAGATTACCGGAATAAAAGATCGTACTATAAGAAACTATCTTGAAACAGATAGAGATGTTAAGCCATTACAGGCTCAGGCAACTGCAGATTTCCTTAAGAAGCAGATTGCAGAGAAGAAGTATATTGATATTGGTAAAGGTGCTGAGAAAGAAGTCGTTGCTGTTGATGGAACTCTTGGCATTACCGATAACAAGATGAAACAGGCGATTGAAATACTTCGTCGTGATGGTTACGATGTACTTAATGTTAAAATGCCTCAGGCTACCAACTCAAAGCAGATGACTACAAGAATTGTCGCTGCGCAGTTTCCTGAAGGTATGACCGACAAAGAGAAGTATCGTGAAGTATTCATAGCAAGAGATGAAGGAAAGATTCAGTCAATAAGTGAGTATCATTCTGACGATGCAGGTTTAACATGGAATGCACCTAAACCTCCTGTGTCTATTGACTCTGGAAGAATTAAGGTTATATATGCAGAAGAAGGTGGTATCGATAAGGATGGTGCCATTGAGATAAGAAGAGGAGTTCCTGATCTTAGTCTTGGTGATTCTCACTATGCGCAGGTTCGTATTGCAGTAGATGGCACACATTATCTGAAAGGTATGGCTGTTTACCGTGATGGTAAAGATATGCCTGATGGTGTTGATATTTTGTTTAACACCAATAAGTATGTCGGCAAGAAGATGATTGATGGAGACAATGGCGTACTTAAGCCTATGAAAGAAGATCCCAATCATAAAGGTCAGATCGATCAGATGAATCCTTTTGGTGCTGTCATTATGAAAGGTGGACAGTCAGACTATGAAGATCCTAAAACAGGAGAGATGAAACAGTCTGCTATCAATAAGATTCATGATCAGGGTGATTGGAATGAGTATACTAAAGACATTCCGGCACAGTTCTTATCAAAACAGAACAAAGACCTGATTAAGAAACAGCTTGATTACTCTATTCAGGATGTCAGGAATGAGTTTAATGACATTATGGCTATCGATAATCCGACCATAAGAAAGTATTATCTTGAGAAGTTTGCGTCATCATGCGACTCAAGAGCAGTTGAACTCAAAGCATCATCATTTCCAAGACAGAAGTATCAGGTTATACTGCCTGCTACTACTCTTAAGGACAATGAAGTGTATGCACCGAACTATCGTGATGGTGAGCAGGTAGCTTTGATTCGTTTCCCTCATGGTAGCACTGCAGAAATACCTATTCTTACAGTTAACAATAAGAATAAAGAGTGCATTAAGCTCATTGGTA